ACTTTCTTGCTTGCAACTCTAAGATTGCTTGGCTTATTGTTTGACGTATTTCTGTCTTTGTGATCAACGTCTTTTTTATCGCCTTTGCTTACAAGCCCTTTCTTTTCCATTAATTTTCTAGCTTTATTTCTTTCAGCCCTACGCTTTTTCTCTTCAGGTCTTGAGTGAAAGTTTTCATACTCTTTCTTGTAATTTCTAGCCATAAGACTTTAGCACTTTTAGTATGATGCTGTAAGTATCACCACTACTATGGCCTACAGTAGTAAACTGGATATCTCCTGTTACTCCACTACCTGCATTATTAGGTATGCCAGAAAAACCAGAAAAGTCTAAGTCATCAGAGTAGTCGGCAAGTATATGCCATGCCAATACGTCTGTAGAAGCATCAAATAGGACTTTAACGCTCATTCCCACGGTGCTAAACCAAATGTGGTCTATAGCTACCTTGGTGCATGATTGACCTGTCATAGGGTCTTTGCTTAGTCCTGAGACATCAATTTTTGTTACTGCGGCTTCCCCAGTGCCATCACTGACATTGGTGAACTTAAATGTGGCATATTTTGCCCCATCTGAAATTGTTTGTGTTGCGACTGCATCAGCCATTACATTCTCCTAAAAAATAAGGGGTGACATCCACCCCTTAATATTAACACACTAAACTGCGTATTAAGCTATGGTTGCAATTGGAGTTGAAAGAACAGTTGTCATCCACTTGGAGTTAGTTCCATCATCTGATACACAAGTCATAGAAACTCTAGCGTTTAGAACAGTTGAGTTTACTAGCGTCAAAGTGTCTCCTGCTACATCACTTACTGCGTTAGCCGCTGTTCCTGCAACCAATGAAACCATGCCTTGAAAAGCTGATACACCGGAACCGGGAAGTACGAACGTAGTTGTAGTACTACCACCAACAGCTACAGTTAGCTGAAACTCATAATGAACGCCAACATTCTCAGTTGATAGAGCAGGCATATTAACAACATTGTTTGCTGTTCCGTTAATCAAGAACAATGTTCCAGATTGAGCGGCAGTTAGAGTTTGTGTCAAAGCACCTGCGGCATTAAAGTCAGTGTTAATAGACTTTTTACCAGTGATAGACTGAGTGACGGCAAGAGTTCCACCAACACTAGCATTGTTGCTATAGGTAGAATTAGTGGTTACAGCACCTGTATCGCTGTCTTTAGAAATATCTGAAAAACCATTTTCGGAGCGAACTGCTCCAGTATAAGTTGTAGTACCCATGAGAATCTCCTGTCTTGGGTTAGTCTGCTGTTAAGCAGTCAGGGATAGTTAATAATAACTTATTACAAATAAAAAAGGGGGTTTTTACACCCCCTTCTTGTTTAGCTACTTAGCTTGATCCCGGAGAACCGTAAATGCCAAGTGGATCGGATACACCGAACGAGTAACGCTCACGGGCTTTATAGCGAACATTACCAGTATCAAAGTCTCCATCCATGCTAGTCTCAAGAGAGGTACGCTCAAAATGCTTCATTCCGTTAGGAATATCAGTCATGATGAAGAAAGCGTTGCTGTCAGTCAGGTAGTGATTGACTGCATAACCTTCTGGAATCGCACCCATGTTGCGGATAGCATTTATATCGTTATCAGCAGTTGAAACACGCTGAGTAGTCTCTAGCAGACGATCTGCTGTAAACATTAACGCAGGTGGAACAATCAAACGAGTAGGACGAGCCGCAATAAGCAGACCGCGCTCATCAGTGTATCCTGCAATAGTAATAATTGCATTCTCCAAAGATGTTTCGTTTAAGTCAGCCGCAGTAGCAGGACGGTTGCTGTTAAAGCCACCACCTACAGTTGGGTGACCGCCACCGCCAGTAACACCATCGCTAACAGCAGTGAACAGGTTTACACCGTCACCAGACTGAAATGCGTTAGTGAAACCGTTGTTTAAAGGATTGGCCGCTTTAACCTGCTTAGTGTAAGCCATACCGCGAGCAAGACCTTTGGTGTAACGAGCAGATAACGAATCATATAAGTTATCTTCCATAGCCTCTTCAGTAATAGCAAAACCCATAGCAATGGTTTCGTGGTTGTAGCGAGCAGAGAAAGACTCTTGTGCTGAATCATAAGAGATTGCAGAACCTTCGTTTTTAACTGGAGCCGCACCAAATCCACTTAGCTTGGTTTCTTCCTCAAAAGAACGATCAGAACTCTCTGTTTCATAAATGAGAGTGTGTTCGTCATCATATTTTTCATACTCAAGACCAAACAGGGCGTTAAGACCCGGAAGTAGTTCTTTGAGCATTTGTGCGCGTGAAATAGCCATTTGTTATATCTCCTTAAACGCCAGTTGCATTACGATAAGCATGATCGCCTGCCGCAAAAATGCAGAGGACATCAGTAAACGCATCACCGACTGAGCTAGTTGGCCCGTCTACAAATTCAACAATTCGTAGTGGGAGCGTGTTTGTTGTTGCGGCTGTACTAGAATCCAGAGCATTCTTACTGCGTCCGAAATCAACACTTCCTGCTGTTTGAACAACACCTGCGTTCAAAAACATAGTAGTTTGAGCCAAAGTAGCATCACCCTGTATCTTAAAGACTACATCGGGATCATCAACAACATAAGCCGAGATATCATTAGCCGCTGTACTAGCGGGGTAGAACTGGCTAAAAGTTAATTGCTTGGTAGTTGGGTCAGTGTAGGAACACCCCATGAAAATTCCAATCGGGGTTAATGTTGCAGTTCCTGCGTCTAACTCAACGCCTCCTGCGGCAACTGGTTTTACGAAGTCACCATAAAAAATTGCAGTTCCATAATTGTTAGCAATCTTCATGTGCCGAACTTTTCCTGAATAAGAGCCGCTCGCACTAAGAGTGTTAACTGGTTCTGCGCCTGTTGGGGTAGCAGTGGTAGCCATTATAGGCCTCCTTAAATAACAAAGTTAATCTTAGTTTAAGGAACTTTCCCCAGTATTAGGGCTAGTTCCTTCCAAAAGTTGTCCTAGTACTACGCTCTGGTTTTAGCAAAGGCATTCTAGGATCATTCTCACGCAAGTAGTTGTTGTCAACTGACTGCATCTGATTATCAGCGGCTTTCTGGAAGTGAGCGGTTCTCTGCTCCATTTTTTCCCTGCTTGCCTTACATAATAATAATCCGCCAACTTCAATGTTACCTTTGAATTGCGAGTTAATATCTGACATTAATTGAAGTTCAGGGTGGTCTTCAGCCTTACAAGGCTCCCAACCTTCTCTAAACATTCTAGAAACGTGAGTATTATCTGACTCTCCAAGAGTACTTGTCCTTACCCATCTAAATACATAACCTTCCTGTGGAGTAGGGTCGGGTAAAATAGATGCGGGTGTCCAAGTATCATCAGGTCGTGCATTTTGTTTACGTGAGTTATTTTCTCTGGGTGTGCGCTCTTCAGTCATTTCAGGTTCTCCTTAGCGAGTTGTCTGGCGTACTGTTCTGGGGTAATCCCTAATTTCCTAGCGAGAGAAACTTGGGTGGACGTTAACTGCACTTTGCGCGGTTTTGCTCCATTATTCCTATTGGATGAAGCCACTACCGTGGAGCGTTGATTAGCAGTCGCAGGCGCGGTACGTCCATTAGTATCGCTATTATCCTGCCAATCAAAGGTTGGGTACGACTCTCTCATACCTTTGTCTATAAAGTCAAAGTATTCGGGAGTGTTAGGTTTAATGCCACTGTCAACAATAGCTTCTTCATGCAAACCATAAGCTGTTGCAGTCATTCTTTTGCTGTCAGGAGACATAAACCATTTGTTTTTATCAGCCCACTCTTTAGCTTCTGGATCAACTTTAGGTGCTTGTTGAGCAGGTCGCTGAGGAGCTTGCTGAGGAATATTATTCCTAAATTGTTGGTTGTACTGAGCTTGCTGTTGAATCTGCGCTTGATGCTGAGAAATATTATTTTCATACTTTTCAGCTTCGGCTAACTCCGCTTGAGCCTTATATAAAGCTTCTTGAGAGTTAACTACAGTATCAGTATCACCTTCCTCATAAGCCTTACGGTAAACAGACTTTGCATTTTCAAGCGTCATTTGCGCTTTTGCTTTTATCTGAGAAACCAGAGCAGACTCACCGCGTTGGATAATTGATTCGTACTCTTGATTCTTATTGTTAAGAGTCTGAGTTACACGAACCGCCTCATCACGCATTCTTTCAGCGGCTTCTCTTTGCCGCCTTTCTTCATTTTGCTCATAACGTAACTTGTTTATACGCTTCTGAACCTTGTCGCTGTATCCTGAAAGCTCATCATCATCTGAAACTTGAGATGTTTCTGACTTTGCAGGTCTTTGATCATCAACAGGACGATCATCAACGACTTCTAATTCTATGTCGGATTCAGAATCAGAAGGTTTTTCCGATTCTTTTTTCCCAATTTTGGTTTTAATGCCAAAAAACTTTTCCTCTGAACTTTTTCCTTCAGGGAATTGATGCTCGTTATTTTCTACTTCTTGATTTAATTCACTCATACTTTACCTATGCCTCTTGGGTCTTGGACTACAGCTTCTACGCTGTCATCATTAATTAAGCGAAACTCTTTTCCATGCACCTTAAAACGAGTGCCTGAGTAAGATCGCATAACAATCCAGTCACCTTCCTTACAGAAAGCTCCCGATGGGAATCGTTGAGGATCAGAGTAAGAGTCTGGGCCAAGTTCTAGCACCATCCCTACAATTGAACCCACTTCTTCTTCTTGCAACGACTTGGCAGATTTAATAATTCCGCCATCGGTTTTTTCTTCTGGTTCAGGTAAAGCAATCAATATTTTATACCCTTTCGGGCTAGGCAATTGACTAGCCTTTTCTCCTTTATCATCTTCTTTTGCTAATGATTTACTCATTAGTTACCACCTTTTGCACTGGAAAATAGCGTCCAGAGTCGCTGTGCATCGTCTTATACGATGAATTACTCAGCTTCTAGTCTATCTTTTAAGTCTAAAAGCTCTCTTTCTGCAAGGGCTAAACCCTCTATAACTCCGCAACACTTTGCGTATTCGTTATAATCTTTACATGCGCCACCTGAAACATGGTCGCTTATGTCGTTCATTTGCTTTCTAAACTGATCTCTTAGATACTCAAATGAGTTGTTTGCTGATCCGCTCATGTTTTAGTATCCGTCATCGAGTCAACAATCTCACGACCTATTTTAAATCCGTCAATTTGATCCTTAGAAGCAATTCTTCTTGATTCCAATTGCTCTCTAACATTGTCCTCAGCAATCTTAACAGCCAATTTAGCTTTTTCAATCTCAGCCTGCTGATCAAGCTTCTGTCTGTCAAAGTCTGCTTTAGACTGAGCCTT